TCCTTGACTTTGGCCCGCATCCAATAGTCGTCTATTCTATATTTGTGCCCATCCGTCATTCTACAAAGATACAACGCAAATGATTGGAGGATCGGACATCCTTTACTGGAATATAACAATGACATTGCTTTACCTCTCAACAATTCTTTTGCTTTCTTGTCACCAACATTAATGTACTTTGCAGCAATCCACCCAGTGTTCAATAAATGTTTTGTAGGATTAGTTATATTGGACAATTCAGTGCGGTCGAAAATTAAACCACAAAAAGAAGCTTCATTGACCGCACTGTGGTATTCTACTTTTATTGTGAAACCCATTGCCTCATAATACCACTGAAGCAATGTAACATAGTCTTTACCTTCAGGATTGAACCTTGCCAGACAATCATCCCCCTCGACAACACACCTATAGTTGGAGAAACCAAGCTCACACATCCCGAATAAAAATACCATGTAATTTGTGAAGCCATTCCCAAGAGAAGTCGACATTTCTCCGGACATTCTACACGCAGGAATCGTGGCAGAAAGGCCTCTGAACACACACTTGTTAGGTCCAGAAACCACCTTATTATAATACTCCACAATTTCCTTAGCACGAGCATTGCTTTGGGCAAAATGTCTGTAGAGAATGAACTCACAATCCTCGAACAACGCTTTCGTAAAGTGGCTTTCAAAAGATGTGTAATCTGTGGCCATGTAAACGCTCCCTTCAGCTTCAAGCCTATCGAGGATGTATTGTGGTCTATCTGAGACTGGCACGTGTTTGATAAAACTGGGGTCGGCATATATAACGTTCTCCAACTTTTGAAAAAATGGTCCGACGACAACTTTGAATTCGTCGACTCGGGCGTATATTGATCTTGCGTGCTTGTAGGTTGGGTAGGTTTCATCCTTGACAAAACACTTGACTTCAGTTCCTGCCATCTTCCAATGTCCCCTTTCTCTAAGGGACAATGAAATTTCACGGAGTTGTTGTTTACGGGATGCGGGGTATGAGGTTCTGTCGAGCCAATCGTCGACTGACAGTTCGTCATCAGACGCCAAAGTAGGTAGCTTCCTGCAATAACATCGAACAAAATTAGCGAATCTGCGACGCAACGAGCGATCAGGTCGCGGCGGGCAGGAGGCAACCCTCTTAACAATCGAAGCTGCGATAGTTCCGCAATGAGACCTGTCCGGGCCTGGATTGACAGCGCCATCAACATGCGGGCCCAGCGAGACAGCAATCGGCATCCGCTTCCGAACATCACCAAACTGGCGATACCGTAGCACAGTCCCAATCTTGGGTTCCCCAACAGATGGTAGTGGGACCTCGCCGAGTCGATATCCGTACTTAAAGCGTTTAGTACCACTGGGGACCTGTGAAAAAGGATGGAGGGGTTGAAAGTCACTGAGCGCAATGCTATCATCGCCGCCTCC